TACTATGAGTAACAGCAGCTTGGTTAATTGTACGGTAAAAAGTCCAAACCATAGTGGAGCCAGAACGCATTCAATCGACCGGATCACTCCGCATTGTGTGGTCGGTCAGCTTTCAGCGGAATCTATTGGGGGCTGCTTTGACAGTAGTAACGTACAGGCTTCTTGCAACTATGGAATTGGTAGTGACGGACGTGTGGTTCTTTGCGTGGATGAAGCAAACAGAAGCTGGTGTTCTTCCAGCAATGCGAATGATCAGCGTGCTGTGACAATTGAATGTGCCAGTGATATGACTCATCCGTATGCCATGACTGATGCAGTATATGAAAAGCTGGTTGCTCTGTGTGTTGACATCTGCCGGAGAAATGGTAAGACAAAACTCCTTTGGTTTGGCGACAAGGACAAATCTCTGAACTACAGTCCCAAATCAAACGAGATGATCCTTACGGTTCATCGGTGGTTTGCCAACAAATCTTGTCCTGGGGATTGGCTGTATTCCAGGCTGGGGAATCTTGCGAATCGGGTAACTGCTCAGCTTGGCGGAAGTACGACTGACAGCGTCCAGAAAACCTACAAAACTGGACTTTACAAAGTCAACATCGGTGATTTGAATATTCGCAAAGGCCCTGGGACGAATTACGGAACCAATGGGATGATTACTGACCGAGGTACTTACACGATTACTGAAATTCAGAACGGTTACTGGGGCAGGTTGAAATCCGGTGCAGGATGGATCAGCGTTCATGAAGCTTACTGTACCTATAAAGGCGCAGTTTCTTCTGATTCTGGTGGATCAGTAGAGAAGCCTTCTGGAAATTTTCTGGTTCAGGTGGACATTTCCGATCTGTATATCCGTAAAGGTCCCGGAACGAATTACGGAACCAATGGTTTCTGTCCGAAAGGAGTCTACACCATCGTTGAGGTTAAAACCGGTGCTGGTTCTAATGCTGGATGGGGTAAGTTGAAATCCGGAGCAGGATGGATCTCACTGGATTACGCAACTCGAATTTAAAGAGGACGCACGATGATAAGTTTCAGACAAAAGGGTGACTTCTCCAAGTTGACACGCTTTCTGGAGAGAGCAAAAGAAGCGGTTCACATCGGAGACCTGGACAAGTTTGGTAAAGAGGGAGTAGCCGCCCTTGCGTCTGCAACACCAGTGGATTCTGGGGAGACGGCGAATTCCTGGTATTACGAAATTGAGAATCGGAAAGGTTCAGTTACAATTTCATTTCATAATTCAAATGTTCAAAATGGAGTTCCAATCGCTGTTATTTTGCAGTATGGACACGGAACTCGAAACGGCGGCTGGGTACAGGGGCGAGATTACATCAATCCTGCTATCCAGCCTATTTTTGACAAAATTGCAAATAACGCATGGAAGGAGGTTACTAAGCTATGAGTAAGATTGATGAAAGAGTCGTTGAAATGCGATTCGATAACAAACAGTTTGAGCAGAATGTTCAGACCAGTATATCTTCAATTGAAAAGCTCGAAAAAAGCTTAAAATTGAAAGGTGCCTCCAAAGGATTGGATGACGTTAATGCCGCAGCAAAAAATTGCAATATGACTCCGCTTTCCAATGCGGTCGAAACCGTAAAGATGCGGTTTTCGGCGTTGGAAGTCATGGCAGTTACGGCTCTGGCGAACATCACAAATTCAGCGTTAAATGCTGGTAAAAATATTGTTTCTGCACTGACAATCGATCCAATTAAGACTGGATTTCAGGAGTATGAAACACAGATCAATGCAGTTCAGACCATTCTTGCTAATACACAGAGCAAGGGGACAACCATTGACCAGGTAAATGCTGCTCTTGATGAGTTGAACAAATACGCTGATCAGACGATTTACAATTTTACGGAAATGACCCGTAACATTGGCACTTTCACGGCTGCCGGTGTTGACTTGGATAAATCAGTAACATCAATCAAAGGTATTGCCAACTTAGCAGCAGCTTCGGGTTCTAATGCTTATCAGGCCAGTACCGCTATGTATCAGCTTTCGCAGGCGATTGCAGCGGGCAAGGTTAGTTTGCAAGACTGGAATTCCGTTGTAAATGCGGGAATGGGCGGTCAGCTATTTCAAGACGCCTTAACTCGAACCGCAGAACATTTCGGAACCAACATGGATGCGATGATTGAACAGTATGGTTCATTCCGAGCTTCTCTGACCGAAGGTGGATGGCTGACAACAGAGGTGTTGACCGAAACTCTGACACAGTTGTCTGGAGCTTACTCAGAAGCAGATCTTATCGCTCAGGGATATACCGAAGAACAAGCTAAAGAGATTACAAAACTGGCTCAGACAGCATTGGATGCAGCTACCAAGGTAAAGACATTCACGCAGTTATGGGACACCCTGAAAGAATCGGTTCAGTCTGGTTGGACTCAGAGTTGGGAAATCATCATTGGTGATTTCGAAGAGGCAAAAGAACTTTTAACTGAGGTTAGCAACGCCCTTGGCAACATGGTAAATGCTTCTGCCGAAGCGAGAAATAAGATGTTGCAGGATTGGAAAGATCTTGGCGGACGAACTGCGTTGATTGAAGCGGTAAGGAATGCTTTCGAGGGTGTTTTAAGCATTATAAAGCCAGTTAAAGAAGCGTTTAGAGAAGTCTTTCCGCCGATGACCGGAGAACAGCTTTACAATCTCACTGTAGGATTACAGGAACTTACCGAAAAATTCAAAATGGGCGAAGAAACAGCGAATAACCTGAAGAGAACATTCAAAGGGGTATTCGCTTTATTTGATATTGGACTTCAAGGTGTCAAAGCGCTTGTTGGTGGATTTGCAGATCTGATTGGTTATGTGGCTCCGGCCGGAGATGGAATTCTCGGGTTTACGGCCAGCATTGGAGATTTCATTGTTGGTATTGATGAAGCTATTAAATCGTCTGATGCCTTTAACAAAGCTATCGAAGGAATCGGGAATTTCCTGAAACCAATTGCGGATGGAATAAAGACTTTTGTAAAAACAGTTGCCGATGCGTTCAGCGAGTTTGCGAATGTTGATACCAGTGGTCTCGATAATTTTGCGGATAAGGTACAGACTCGGTTTGAACCGTTTGTAAAATTAGGAGAGTTGGTAAAGAAGGCATTTGAAGGAATTATTGGGATTGTCGAGAAGGCAGCGCCTGTTTTATTGAAGCTGGGTTCCATTGTCGCAAATGCGTTTGGAAACCTTGGGGAAGCAATTCTCACAGCATTTGATACCGCAAGTTTTGACCCAATTTTGGATTTAATCAATACCGGATTGTTTTCTGCAATTCTAATCGGGGTGAAAAAGTTTATTGACTCTCTATCGGAAATCACCGAAAACGGCGGCGGAATTCTTGGTTCATTCAAAGATATTTTGGATGGAGTTAAGGGGAGTCTTGAAGCATGGCAGTCAAGTCTGAAAGCTGGCACTCTTCTGAAGATTGCCGGCGCTATGGCAATCCTGACCGCAGCGATTGTGGCGTTATCCCTGGTTGATTCCGAAAAGCTGAATGCGTCCTTGGGAGCTTTGAGTGTTCTGTTCGTCGAACTGCTTGGTTCAATGGCCATCTTTGAAAAGATAATGAACGGAGCGGCAATCAAAGGAATGGGCCAGTTGACCATTGCGATGATTGGGATGTCTACCGCTGTTCTTATTCTTGCAGGCGCAGTTCAGAAATTATCCGGTTTGGATTGGGATGAGCTTCTGAAAGGATTGGTTGGCGTTGCCGGGTTATCCGCTATTCTGGTAGCATCTGCAACAGCGCTTTCCAAAACATCGAAGGGGCTGATAAAAGGTTCAGCCGGTTTGGTAGTATTTGCGGCAGCGATTCGAGTTCTTGTAGGAGCAGTTGAAGATTTAGGAGCTTTGGATGTGGGCTCTTTGGCTAAAGGTCTAATCGGAGTCGGCGTTCTTTGCACAGAACTGGCGTTGTTCCTGAAGGCTACAGATTTGGATGGAATGGGTGTTCTGAAAGGAACCGGATTGGTTCTTCTTGCAGCGTCCATCAATATTCTGGCGGATGCGGTTAAGGCATTTGGAGATCTGGACACTTCAAACCTGATTCAAGGACTATCTGCGGTTGCCGTGGTTCTTACCGAACTGGCGGTATTCACCAAAGTTACGGCTAACGCGAAGCATGTAGTTTCCACCGCTACAGCGATGACGATTCTTGGAGCAGCCATGCTCGTGTTTGGAGAAGCAGTGAAAAAGATGGGGAACCTGACTTGGGGAGAGATTGGACGAGGTCTTACCACGATGGCCGGTTCTCTGGCGGCCGTGACAGTTGCGATGAATCTACTTCCAAAAGGAATGGTGTCGAAAGCGACTGGAATGGTAGAGGTCGGTGCAGCATTACTCATTATCGGCGAAGCAGTCCGAAATATGGGCGGAATGTCCTGGGATGAAATCGCCAGAGGACTGGTAACCCTTGCAGGTTCCATGACCATTCTTGTTGTGGCACTCAACGCAATGAAAACTGCACTTCCGGGTGCGGCAGCGGTTCTTACCGTGTCCGCTGCATTGGCGATATTTACCCCGGTTCTCAAGTCATTGGGGAATATGTCTTGGGAGAGCATCGCCAGAGGGTTGGTGGCACTGGCAGGTTCTTTCACGGTTCTCGGTGTCGCAGGAGTGGCATTAGGGCCATTGACCCCAGCTATTTTAGGACTTTCGGCCGCCATTGCTGTGTTGGGAGTAGGATGTCTGGCCGCAGGTGCTGGCATTCTCGCATTTTCCACTGGACTTTCTGCTTTGGCAGTATCTGGAGCGGCGGGAGCAGCATCTCTAGTAG